TTTCTTTTTCTTCTTATCTTTTACTACTTCCTTTGAGGCTTCAGAAAAAATAGAATCGACACTTACATCCCCTATAATGGAATTGAGTTCATCTTCTTTTTCCTTTTTAGCTTTCCCTATAGAGGAAAAAAACTCATTTAGATCTTCAGTCATTTTTCCCCACTTTTCTTTATAAGTTTGGAAAGTTCTGCAGTAGAACCGACAAATAATGCATTAGTTACATTAGTTGGTCTTCTTGAAGATTCCTCTTCTACATCTTTAAGTTTTTTCTGAAGATCCATCAACTTATCAGTTGCATCAGAAACACTCTTAATCAACTGCCCTGCGACCTCATATGCCCTTGGCATCTCACTATCTTGAGCAAGTTCTAGAATACCATCAATTGCCTCCTGACCCTTCTCTATAATACTATAAAGATTGCCACGAGTATACTCATAATCTCTTGTTATATCATCTTTAGTTAATCTATCTGGTTTTTCTTTTTTAACAACAGCATCTTCTTTCATTACTTCCACTTCTGGAGTAACATTAAAAGTTTTATCTAATTTATCAAATTTTTGTGTCATAATTATACCATACCATCAAATCCAAAATCATCACCAAATTCAATAGCTGCATCATCACTATCACCTATCACTTTAACATCTGCTCCTAATACATGAGAAGCTGCTGTAGTATCATCTGAACCCCTAGTTACTGTTAATTTATTACCAACTTTAGACTCTACATACATTTCTTCAGTGTCGATATAAATGTATGATTTAGCAGCAATAGCAGAAGCACTTCCTACTTCAATTTCTGTTTCGGTAGCATCAACATCTTCTGCTAGACTTGTAGTGATAGTATCTCCATATGCTTTAGTTGCTCTTGGAACAACACTATAAGACATTTCTCTAGAAGGTGAAGGTGTTTTTCCACCAGCAACGTATCCAACAGTAACCTTTTTGATAATATCTTTGGTAGTATCTGTTTGAACAGGACCAAACATATATGTCTTAGCAGTAAACCGTAAGGTATAAATTAATGCTCTTCTAGTAGAAAAATCACTTTCATAATCGTCATTAGTTGTTATAGAAGTTAGGACTATCGGAATATCTCTTTTCTCTCCAATAGTACTTACTAAATCAACTGACATCGTATATGCGGGTTGAAAATATGGAACTATTTGCTCCACTATCTGAAGCATATCATCATTTAATTTTGTAAGAATATTAACTTCAAATTCTAAATTATAAGGAACTGGTAAATATGTCTTTGCTACCTTCTTTTTATCTGATACAACTGGACTTAAAAATGTTTGAGTAGTGGTAGATTTTCTACTTGAATCATAATTCAAACCAGTCATTTCAAATGACATTCTTGGTAATGTGATTTGAATAGACTTGCTTAGATTTGGTTGTTGTTCTAATCTAGCTAAAAATTTCTGAACTGGACCATAAGCCAAAGGAACCTTAAGGTTACTTACAGTCGAATCAGAGTCATTCGTATGTTTAATTGTGATGTCATTAAACAAAGAACCAAACCCAATGATGGTTCTCCGCATAATTTCGTGATAAAAATATTCAAACATTTAAAGTCTCGGTACACTACCTGATACAATATTTAGGGCATTCCGAATGGGTTAGTTTGAGAAAAGTCAATTATGGCATCCGCAGCCGTTTCAATTTCATTATTTTCTGCAAAAGTATCCTTAGAAAACTCTTCAGAAACTTTTCTATATTGATGTTTTGCTCCCGATTCTTGACCAGTAACTAATTCCCCATTTGTAAATTCACCTGTAGCAATAGAAACTTCTAATGCATTAGTAGTAGAATTCCAAGACTTAACCCTAGCTTTCGCACCACTTATAGATCCTATCACTTCTTCATTAAATACATAATCTCCACTATTTTCCATATAAGGTGAAGATATAGTAACTGTGGGTACTACAGTATAACCCAATCCAGCATTAGTTATTCCAATTTGAGTAACAATACCAACACTATTAAGATGAGCAACACCTGTAGCAGTTACTCCACTACCAGGTGCTCCACTAAACGTGACTGTAGGTACAGTAGAATAACCAGATCCTTGACTAGTTAAAGTAACAATACCTATGACCCCATCACCTATTGCCACTGTGGCTGCTGCTCCTGCCCCTCCACCACCGTTAAACACTAAAGATGGTATGGAAGTATATCCATAGCCTGGATTGATTAATTGAACCCCTTGAACTTTTGAAGACTTCATCCCATCACAATCTACAATAGTAGAAATCAATGTTGAGAATCCAACTGCAGTTACTCCACCAGAAGGGGCAGATGAAATAGCAACCGCTGGTGGTGATGTATAATCATGTCCCCTATTAGAAATATAAATCCGTTGCAAACCTCCTATAGTTCCTATTCCAAGAACATTAGCAGTTGCTGTAGATGCCGATCCAATTAAAGTTAAAGTTTCAATGTATCCATATTCTTGAACATTATCATCAATACTTTCTACTCCAGTATCAAGAACTTCATCCTCGTACCTGTATAGTTCACAACGTAATTCATAAACATATGTTTTCTTTAATTGATAAAATGGCTTTTCGTGTTCAACAAATTTAATTTCAAATAACCTATCACCCAAAGGAAAATAGATTAAATCTCCTTCCTTTGGTCTGGTAGCAAGTTCTATGTTAGGGAGATTCTTTATTAATGGTGTAATATAACTTTCAAATCTATCTCTAGAAATAATCAATCCAAGATCATTTAAAGATTGAACTCCAAACTTAGACAAAAGAGTTCCTTGACCTTCATAACCATCATAGGTATCAACATATGCCTCTATCGGAAGAGCATTATCAAATTTAGATTCAATAACTTCTTTTATTACTGTTTTTTTACTAATATATCTTCTAGGTATGTAATAAACTTCAACTCCATACATTTTGAGTTGTTCGTTTATTAAACTTTGAACTAACGATTGCTCATTAGAAGATCCTTGCAAAAAATACGGATTTAGTGCCATGATCTTAACCTATCATATCTAATGGAGGAAGCTCATAAGTATTGGACATAATTTCTGCAATATCTTCTAATTCCTTTACACCATCTTCATATATTTCTCTACCGTTAAGTTCTACCCCACCAGGAAGTTTTACTCCTTGGAATTTGATTAAATTTTGCCCCCATTGTTTTTTAACAAGAGCAACAAGATATTTCTTTAAGAATGAATCATTCCAAACTCTTTCATAATCACTAGGATCCAATGTTCTAAAAGTATCAAGTACTAAGTAATCTCCAGGATTAACACTAGACCAATCAATATCAATATACAATCTATCTTGCCTTTTATTAAATCTTATTTGCTTTTCTGTCGTCAATAAAAAATTAATATCTTCTAGATATGTCTTAGTCATTGCATACGAAAGAAGTTCCGTAGATCCCCAATAATATACATCATTTAAAAATAACTGATACTTAACACTAAACATATTATTTGTTATAGTGTTACTTCCATCAAAATGAAATATCTTTGTAACTCCAATAATTGATGGTGGAACTGGAAGGTAATTACTATTTTCTTCAAAACTAAACTGAGTTGTTACTCCAACCGTTTTATCTACTGTTGTAGTGACAATTCCTACATTAGATGTTTGTGACTGATCTGAACCTCTTGCTCTTCCTCTATCACAATCTGCTTGCGTTATCTTATACTTCATATAAGCTTGATACACACCGTCAAAATGACGTTCCTGAAAATATTGAACAGCATCATCTACAAGATCCTCTATCTGCTCATCTGCAACATTAATCTCTAGTACAGGAGCACCTAGTTTTCTTTTAGTATATGCTATTAACTCAGATCTAGTGGAAGGTTGCGCCATTTACTCATCTACTATTTTAGATATTTATGCTGCCGATGATATGCCAGGTATAACTAACACATCTCCAGATACTATTCTATATGTAGTAGATCCTGAACTGACATTAACGTCATAAACATATCTACCTTCAGGTATTGTTCTTGTTCTACTTTTTCCGAGAGAAAGTTTAAATACTCCCCCTGCAGCACTAGTAAATCCAACAGTAAATGTTTCTATTGCATACGATGATGACCCAATAGAAACACTTTTAGCTAATTGTGAAGATCCTGTCCAACTAGTAAAATCAAAAGCAGACCCTGAAGTGTTAACGACAGTGTATTCACTATTGAAATCAGCACCAGTATTTATATTAAGATTAACTCCGTAAGCAACCCCTGAACTGGGGTCAAAGGTAATAGTATTTTTAGCCATTTACTAATTTCCCAAGTAAACTTTTAATTTCATTAATATCATCTTTTAAACGTGCTAAGTCAGATTCTATAGCATCAAT